TCGTCTTGCTCCCTGACAACGACGACGCCGGCGCGAAGTGCATGGACAAACTCTCCGCGCTGCTGGTGAAGCTTGACCCGCCCGCGACCGTCGCCGTCCTGAAGCTTCCGAACCTGCCGCCCAAAGGCGACGCCGTCGAGTTCATCGAAATGCGGCGGGCGGAAGGCGCCGCGGACCAGGAAATCCGCGCCGAGTTGGAGCGCCTCGCCGCGAAGGCCCCCGGCGCCGACTCCGTACACGCCACGCCGGCCGACGCGCCGCTGCCGACGGAACCTCCGTGGCCCGAACCGCCGGGTGAGGAAGCGTTCTACGGCTTGCCCGGTCGGATCGTCCGGACCATCGGGCCGGCTTCCGAGGCGTCGGCCGTCGCGCTTCTGGTGCAGGAGATGGTAGCGTTCGGCAACGTGGTCGGCCGGGCGCCGCACTTCGTCGTCGAGTCGGACCGCCACCGCGCGAACGAGAACGCGGTGCTGGTGGGGCGCACCAGCAAGAGCCGGAAAGGTACATCGTGGGGCCGCATCGAGCGGCTACTTGAAGAGGTCGAAGCCGAGTGGGCGGCGGACCGTATCGCCACCGGCCTGTCGAGCGGCCAGGGGCTAATCTGGCACGTCCGCGACCCGATCATGAAGCGGGAGCGCGTCCGCGAGAAAGGGCAGGTGAGTTATCAGGAAGTGGAGGCCGACCCCGGCGTCGAAGACAAGCGGCTGCTCGTCGTCGAGCCGGAGTTCGCCAGCTGCCTGAAGCTGACGGAGAGCCGCGAGAGCACGCTGTCGGCCGTCATCCGAAACGCCTGGGACGGCCGCGACCTGCGCATCCTCAACAAGAACTCGCCGACCAAGGCCACGGGCGCACACATCTCGGTAATCGGGCACATCACCGCCGAGGAGCTGCGCCGCTATTTGACGGTGACGGAGAGCGCTAACGGCTTCGGCAATCGCTTCCTCTGGGTTTGTGCTGAGCGCTCGAAAATGCTGCCGTTCGGCGGCAGCATCGACCCGCAAGCCTGGGAAGCTCTGCGGAACGACCTGGCCGCGGCGCTAGCCTTCGCCCGTGACGTGGGCATGGTTTCCAGGGACGAGAAGGCGCTGAAGCTGTGGGCGGAGGTTTACGGCCAGCTATCCGAAGGCCGTCCGGGCTTGGCGGGAGCGCTGCTCGGCCGGGCCGAAGCGCATGTGATGCGGCTGGCGTTGATCTATGCCTTGATGGATTGCTCCGCCGTCATCCGGGCCGAACACCTGCTCGCCGCCCTGGCGCTGTGGGACTTCTGCGAGCGCTCGGTCTACTACCTCTTCGGCGATTCGCTCGGCGACCCGTTCGCCGACGAGGTGCTGCGCTTGCTCCGCGGCTCCCCGTCCGGCCTGACGCGCACCGACCTGATGCACTGCTTCGGCAAGAACCAGCCCGCCGACCGAATCGGCCGTGCCCTGGGGCTGCTGCTGCAACACCACCTGGCGCGGTGTGATCGCCGGGAGACCGGCGGCCGGCCGGCGGAGCGCTGGTTCGCCGCCCGGCGGTGAGGGACTTTCTTCGTCTAATTCGTTTCTTTCGTACCGTGGGACAGGCGCCGTGAGCATCCTTGAAACCGCTCGGAAGGCATACGCCAGGATCGTGGCCGGCAGTAACGGCCACACGAAGCTACCGGGGCTGTCCCCGGAACTCCGGAAGGCCGTCGCCGCACCGCTACTGGTCTACGAAAGAAACGAAGTAAACGAACAAAGTGCCGCGGCGGTTGCTGCGCCGCCGTCCCGGAAGCCGGGGTACGAAAAAAACGAATTAGACGAACAAAGTCCAGCCTTCCTGCTGGTGACCGACCCCGCCGACCTGTCGGCCGTGGTGAACGCGGTGGAGGAGTCCACCATCATCGGCCTGGACACCGAAACGACCGGCCTGAACCCCCGCAAGGACCGCATCCGCCTGTTGAGCCTGAACACCGACACGGACGGCGGGCGGTTCAGCTACCTCTGCGACCTGTTCGCGCTCGACCGCGCCGCGCTGCCGCCTCTGTGGGAAGCCCTGGCGTCGCGCCCCATTGTCCTGCACAACGGGATATTCGACCTGCAATTCCTGGCGCGCCTCGGCTTCACCCCCGGCACCGTCCACGACACGCGCCTGCTCGCCCAACTGCTGAGCGCCGGCACGTCGGCCATGTACAAGTGCGGGCTGGAGGATGTAGTCAAAGCCGAGCTGGGGCGCGACCTCGACAAGGCGCAGCAGCGCTCCGACTGGTCCGGCACGCTGACCCCGGAGCAACTGAAGTACGCCGCCGCCGACGCCGCGGTACTGGTGCCGCTGTTCGTGAAGCTGAGCGCCCAGGTCAAGGCCGCCGGGATGGAGCAGGCCGCCTCCATCGAACGGCGCTGCCTGCCGGGGCTGGCGTGGCTGGCGGGCAACGGCGTGTCGTTCGACCGGCAGAAGTGGGAGGGGCTGGCCGCGACCGCTCAGGCCGACGCCCAGCGCTTGCAAGAAGAGCTGGACGCCGCGGCGGGCGAAATCCCCGGTTCCCTATCCTTCGACCTCCGCAACTGGAACAGCAACGAGACGGTGAAGGCAGCGCTGGCCCAGGCTGGCATCACGGTGGACAAGACCGACGACGACACCCTCGCCGGGATCGACCGCCCCCTCGCCGTTCTGATGCGGCAGTACCGGGACGCGAGCAAACGGGCATCGACCTACGGCCGCGACTGGCTCAAGCACGTCGCCGACGACGGCAAGGTATACGCGGATTGGAAGCAGTGCGGCGCCAAGACAGGCCGGATGGCGTGCGGCGACCCGAACCTCCAGAACGTCCCCAACGAACCGGCGTACCGGCAGTGCTTCCGGGCGCCGCCGGGCCGCGTGCTGATCCGCGCCGACTATTCGCAAATCGAGCTGCGCATCGGCGCCAAGGTGGCGAACGAAAAGCGGATGATCGACGCTTTCCAGCGCCGCGACGACCTGCACGCCATGACGGCCCGCAGCATGACCCGCAAGGACGAAATCACGCCGCACGACCGGAAGCTCGCCAAGCCGGTCAACTTCGGCCTGCTCTACGGCCTGCAAGCGAAGTCGCTGTCCCGCAAGGCGAAGGTCGAATACGGCGTTGACCTGTCCATCGAGGACGCCGAGCGCTACCGCGGCGCGTTCTTCGCCAGCTACCCGGCGATCCAGCGCTGGCACAACCGCATCAAGGGCCAGAAGGCGACGGAGACGCGGACGCTCGCGGGCCGGCGCGTGCTGGTCGATGCCGATGCGTTCTACGGCGGGAAAGCGAACTACGTCGTACAAGGGACCGGCGGCGACGGCATGAAGTTGGGGCTGGCCCTCTTGTGGGAGCAACGGCACCTGGCGCCCCCGAACACGTTTCCCGTCATGCAGATCCACGACGAGCTTGTAGTCGAGTGTTACGAGGCCGAGGCCCCGGCCGCCGAGAAGTGGCTGAAACAAGCGATGCTCGACGGCATGGGGCCGCTGATCGCGCCGGTTCCCTGCGAAGTCGAAATCAAAATCGGGGAGACGTGGGGAGGCTGAGCCGGTGACGTTCGACGAGCTGTGCGAGCGCGAGCCGCGGCGGGCGGCCGAGTAACTGAAGCAAAGGGGGCAGCGTGTCCCCGCAACAGAAAGGGGTGCGACGATGGCGACGTTCCACAACCCGTCAGGACACTTGGGCTTCGCGTGGGGCAAGTTTGCCCCCAAGAAGGGCGGAAAGAAGAAGGGGACGAAGAAGGGCAAGAAGAAGCCCAAAGGCGGCGGGAGCTAATCGCCATGACCTTCGGCATCGACTTCGCCGCAATCGCAGCGATCCCCTTCGCCGACATGGTGAAGCAAGAGCAAGGCGTGAAAGCGGAGCAAGGCGACAAACCGGACGGCAAGGCGGACGGCACCGCGGGCCGGCGCGCCTTCCTGTCGCGCATCCACCGGCGCCGTTTCGCCTGCCTCCAGGCGGCGGCGGAGGCCGCGGCGATCATCCCGGCCGAGGGCGAGGCCGTCCACGTTGTCATGAGCGGCTGCTACGACCTGCAACACGTCCTGATCGTGCTGCTGGAGCGGTTGGGGTCCGTGTGCGAGACCATGCGGGTAGCGACGTTGAGCCTGAGCCGCAGAAATGTGCAGGAGATGGCCGCGCTACTGGACGGCGGCACGGTGCGCCGCATCGACCTGCTGACGTCGGACTTCTTCCGCCGCCACGACGACGACATCTTCGCCGAGCTGGCGCAGGAGTTCCACGCCAGGGGGCAGCGCGTCGCCGCCGCGCGGAGCCACTGCAAAGTTGTTACGATGAAGTTGGAGGACGGGCGCTGCTACGTCCTGCACGGCTCGCCGAACTTGCGGACGAACAAGAACCTGGAGCAGTTCGCCCTCGAGCGCGACGCCGCGCTGCACGCCCACTACGACGCATGGCTGGATTCGATGGTGACGCGACATGCGATCAACCAAAGCGACAGTCCGCCAACGGGTTGACGAGGTGCTGAACCTGCGCCTGCTGGGGGCCGAGCTGTACGATTTGCAGCAGCATGCGTCGCAGCAGGGGTGGGGGGTGAGCGACCGCCAGCTGCAGCGCTACGTCGCCGCCGCCGACGACCTGCTCTCCCTCACCTTGGAGAAGGACCGCGAGAAGCTACTGAACCGCCACATCGCCCAGCGGCGGGCGCTGTTCGCCAGGGCCGCGAGCGTCAGCGACCACGGGACGTGCGCGAGGCTGCTGAAGGATGAAGCCGACCTGTTGGGGCTGTACCCCCCGAAGGGAATCAACATCGGCGGCCAGGGCGGACCCGTCGTAGTCGAGATCGTCGAGGAAGTGACGGGCGGGCCGGCGCCAACGCCGCCGGGCACCGCCGAAGAGGCCGGGGCCGCCGATGGTGCCGCGAACGATCCGCCTGCGAATCAAACTCCACCCGGCGCAGAAAGCGTTCCTCGACAGTGACGCGCTGTTCCGGGCGCTGGTGGGCGGCATCGGCTCCGGCAAGAGCTGGGCCGGCGCCTACGACCTGCTCCGCCGCGCCAAGGCCGGCCGCCTGTATTGCGTCGTCAGCCCCACGTTCGGCATGCTGGCCGACTCGACCTTCCGCAGCTTCGAGGCGCTGGCGCGGCAGCTGTCCCTGGCGGACGCCGACGACGTGAAGAAGTCGGCGCCGCCGGCGATCCGGCTGAGGACCGGGGCCGAGGTCCTGTTCCGCTCGGCCGACCAGCCGGAACGCCTGCGCGGCCCCAACCTCTCCGGGGTGTGGATGGACGAGGCGTCGCTGATGGACGTGGACGCCTTCACCATCCTCATCGGCCGCTTGCGCGAGGGGGGCGAGCAGGGGTGGCTGACTGCCACCTTCACCCCGAAGGGCAAAGCCCACTGGACCTACGAGACGTTCGCCACGGGCAAGCCCGACACCGCGATCTTCCACGCCAGGACTTCGGACAACCCCTTCCTCCCGCCGCAGTTCCACGGCACCGTGCGGGGGCAATACACGTCCCTGCTCGCCGCCCAGGAGCTGGAAGGCGAGTTCCTCGACAGCGGCGGCACGCTGTTCCGGCGCGCGTGGTTCCAGGTCGTTGACGCGCTGCCGGAGATGAAGGATCGCGTCCGCGCGTGGGACCTGGCGGCGACCCCCAAGAACGAAGAGAAGGCGACCGACCCCGACTGGACGGCCGGCGTGGTGATCGGCAGCGACGGGGTGGGGACGTACTTCGTCGAGGACGTGCGCCGCATCCGCGGGACGCCGCGGGAGGTCAAGGAGTTCGTCCGCGGCACGGCCCACGAGGACGGCCGGGACGCGGCGATCTGGGTCGAGCAGGAGCCGGGGAGCGCCGGCGCTATCGTCGTGGACGACCTCCACCAGCTGCTCGCCGGGTTCTACGTCCGCGCGGAGCGCTCGACGGGGCCGAAGGCCGAGCGGGCGAAGCCGCTGGCCGCGCAAGCGGAGGGCGGGGCGGTCAAACTGCTCCGCGCCCCCTGGAATCGAGACTTCCTCAACGAGATCGAGGCGTTCCCGTTCGGCCGGCACGACGACCAGGTAGACGCCGCATCTCTGGCGTTCAACAAGCTGGCGTTCCCCGAAGCCGGCGTCTTCCGGCGGGAGGACATCGAGGCGGCAATCTCGCCCCACATTGAGCCGTTCGTCTTTCAGACGGAGGGCGACGCGCCGAGGCGGCACGCCGATGATTTCAGGCCGCGGAGATGACCACAAGGAAACTCAACAGGCTGCTGACACGCCCATTCCTTCTTCTGAGGGGTGCTAGCTCACATGGGACAGAGCGACCCGCCGCCCGCGTCCGTGGATTACGTCGTCGGCCTGGACCTCGCCCCGCCGCAGCTGCACTCGGCCGCGGCCGTGCTGGAGCGCACCACGCCGCGGCCGACCGCCGAGGCGCCGGTCCCGCAAAGCAGCTACGTCGTGTGCTACCTCCACCGCTGGCCGCTGCAAACCATGTACAGCGCGATCGCGGCGGACGTGGCGGCGCTGGTCAAGAAGCCGCCGCTCAAGATGCCGCGGCTGGCAATCGACATGACGGCTTGCGGCCAAGCTGTGATCAACTCCCTTCGGACCGGCGAGTTCGCGGCGATGGTGCAGACGATCCAGGTCACGGGCGGGTACGCCGAGGCGGCCGGGCAAGGAGCTGCGGTGTGCGTGCCCAAGCGGGAGCTTGTCGGCGTGTTACAAGTGCTACTCCAGTCCCGCCGACTGGCGATCAACGGCAGCATCGAGCACGCGGCGACGTTGAAGAAGGAGCTAACGGAATTTCGCGCGGCGGTCACCCTCAGCGACGACGCCCGGCCCGAGTGGCGGGGGAGGCCGGACGAAGACCTGGCCCTCGCCGTGGCGCTGGCCGCGTGGCTGGGCGAGCCCGGCGCGTACGCCGGGCCGCTGTCCGTCTACGTCGAGCCGGTGCGGGACGCCCGCGCCACCCTCCGGCCGCACCACGGCGGCGCACAGTACCGCAGGAGGTTGTTCGGCGCGCGGCGTTGAAGGGCAACCCAAGCGCGGCCGGCCGCGCAAAGTTTCCAACGAGACGGCACCGACAGCGGAGAACGCGAAC